AATCCGATGCTATAATTTGCAATGTTGGAGTTTTAACTGCAGGTTTTGATGAGCCAACAATTGAAACAATAATTTTGAATAGGGCCACAAAATCACTATCACTGTACCTACAAATGATAGGCAGAGGATCTCGAACATGTGAAGCAATAAGCAAAGAGCGTTTCACCGTAATTGATCTTGGAAAAAATACAGTAAGACACGGTTATTATGATGATTTTATTGATTGGGAAACATATTTTAGAAATGGGACAAAAAAAGATAAAACAACCGTTGGATTGACACCAGTAAAGGAGTGCCCGTCATGTGGATTTTTACAACACACTCGAAAAGTGGTTTGCGTAAATTGTGGACATGATTTTGAAGAAGAACGCGCTAAACAAATAGCTGAAGAAAAAGTGCAACAATTAGTAAAACTTACCAGGGAGCGCCCAATTAATATTCCAACAGAACGATTATTTGATTTAGCAATTGAAAAGAATTGGAAGCCGTACGCGGTGCTTCATAAAATTGCTGAACATATTATTGATTATGAATTTAAGCATAATGGAATAGTAACTGAGGAATATTCTTTAACTTTGGCTGGGGTAGAACTAGGTAAGTGGTGTGAAAAATTTAATGTTAAAAATAATAAGTGGCATCAAGAATTAATTAATAAATTTTTAAATGATAAAAGAATCGGAAGACAAAATACAAGGTGATTGTTATGTTTGGTTTCATAATACTTACCCACATTTACGTGGTTTATTATGTTATAACCTAAACAACTCCAGAAATAAGATTGATGGGGCGCGAAATAAGGCTAAAGGATTAATTGCAGGGCGAAGTGATTTAGTGCTATACTACGCTGGCACCGCTTACATGATTGAAATGAAAAACGAAGATGGAAGCCAAAGCAATGAGCAAAAAGAATGGGAGGCAAAAATAAAAGGACAAGGTTTTCAATACTACATTTGCAGATCACTTTCAGAGTTTCAATCCTTAATCACTTGCATATTAAAATAATTTGTATCTTTGTGGGGTGAAAAGTAAACAAATCGAAAATACAACGGTAACATCGCTCATTGCAGATGATAAGAACTTCAATAAAGGTAGCGAGGTTGGCGCAGAAATGATACGCAAATCGTTCCAAAAGCTCGGAGCGGGTAGAAGTATCCTTTTAGATAAAAACAACCGTATAATCGCAGGAAATAAGTCTGTTGAATTTTCGGGCATCGAAAATGTGATGATTGTTGAAAGTGATGGAACACAATTGATAGCAGTTAAACGAACCGACATCGACTTAGATTCACCGCAAGGGCGCGAAATGGCATTAGCTGATAATGCTTCAGCAAAAGCTAACATTGTATTTGATGCTGAATTGGTGGAGGCTGAACTTGGTGAGGCCGTTTGTGAGGAGTGGGGGATAGATGTTGCTACGAAGTTGGAAGCGGAGGAGGATGATTTCGATGTGGATTCTGTTACTGAAACCGATATTGTACTTGGTGATTTATTTGAGATTGGGGAGCATAGGTTGTTGTGTGGGGATAGTACCGATTCTGATGCAGTGGCAAGGTTGATGGATGGCAATAAGGCTGATATGGTGTTTACTGACCCGCCTTATGGAGTAGCTATAAACAATGCAAACGGCAAAATATTAGGAGATGAAGATTTACAAGTATTTGATGAATGCTTGCCTAATATAGAATTATTTTCAAAAGAAGATAGCCATATTTATATTTATTTTGGAGTTCAATTCATTTCAGAATGCGTTTCAAAAATTAAAGAATATTTTAAGCAAACAAATATTTTAATTCAAAGAATAACACACGAAAACAAACCAAGCCCCGAAGGATATTTTAAAAACAATTATGAAGTTTGCTACTTTTCAAATAAAGGCAAAAAAGGTTTTAATAGCGGAATACTTGAAGTTTCAGAAAGTACAAAGAATGATAGCAGATATAAAGGAGATGGATTCTTAGATACTTATTTAGCATTAAATGAAATTAAATCAACTGAACACAACGCTAAATCAATTCACCCAACACAAAAAACGATTGAGATATGTAGTTTTTATCAAAAGATTAGTTCAAATCAAAACGATTTAATTCTCGACCTCTTTCTCGGCAGCGGCTCAACAATGGTAGCCTCCCATCAACTTAAACGCAAATGTTACGGCATGGAACTCGACCCCAAATACTGCCAAGTAATCCTCGACCGCATGCGCAAGTTAGACCCATCATTAACCATCAAACGCAATGGCATCCTTATCAGCTAAACATACTAAATTCATTGAGTTAGTTGCCAATGGTGTATCGCAAGAGAAAGCCTACCAAGATGCTGTTGCCAAAGCTAAGGTTAACGGCAACACGGCAAGATGCAAAGGCTCAATACTGGCTAAAAAGTATGCAAAGGAAATCCAAGAGCAAAGGCAATTAGTTAAGCAAGCCATCAACAACGCGACATCAACTGCTATTACCGAGATGGCCGAAAAGAATATACTATCAACTGCAGAACGAATGGAGATGCTTAGCAAGATTGCCAAAGGTGAGGTTAAGATTAAAAAACCGTTTGTGATTGCGGGTAAAATTATGGAGTACCCAAGTGAGCCCGACCACGCTGATAGGACTAAAGCCATTGCCGAACTCAACAAGATGGATGGAAGTTATGCGGCAACGAAGCAAGAAACAACACAAACTGGAACTATAAAAATAGTACGTGAGTGAAACAATAATCAAACTTAAGAAGTTACACGAAAAGCAAAAGTACATTTTAGAAACAAAGAAGCGATTTAATGTTTTGAAATGTGGCAGGCGTTTTGGCAAAACAACCATGGCCGAGGAGTTGGTTGTCGACCCCGCATTGGATGGTTTTCCCGTTGCTTATTATGCACCAACTTACAAAGATTTAAACGACTTTTGGATAAAGATTAAAGAAATACTTTACCCTATAATTAAATCAAAGGACGAACAAGTAAAACAGTTGAGGTTAATAACGGGAGGCGTTATTGATATGTGGTCACTTGAAGATGGAAACGGAGGTCGAGGCAGAAAATATAAGCGTGTGGTAATTGATGAGTGCGAAAAGGCGCAAAAGTTGGAAATAGCATGGAAAGGAGTTATAAGAGCAACACTAACCGATTATATTGGGGACTGTTGGTTTCTTTCGACCCCCGCTTTCGGGAATACCTATTTTAAACAGTTGGCTAAAAACCATTTGAACGACCCGTTTAACATTTGGCAGTCATGGACGTTTACGACCTATGATAATCCGCACATGAGCAAGGAGGAAATAGACCAAGCAGCAGCAACGTTGGATATTCTTTACTTCAATTGCGAGTACATGGCTCAAGATGTTAGCATCGGTTCAATGCGTTGGGCCTACGCATACGACCCGCAAAAACACCTCAAGCCAGTCGAGTTAAACAAATCCTTCCCCATCATCATTAGCTTTGACTTTAACCGAAATCCAATTTGCGCATCAGTGTTGCAGGTATTACCACCGATGACAATACGCGTTAAGGAAACAATAAAGCTACCTAATAGCGATATTTACCAACTTTGTGATGTGATATTGAGTAAGTATGGTAACGCGCTTTATCAGATTACGGGCGATGCTTCAGGTAAGAGTTCAAGCGCATTAGTACAGGATAACCTCAACTATTACACTGTTATTAGACAAAAGTTTGGATTAAGCAACAATCAAATGTTGGTACCGACCGTTAACCCATCATTGGATGAGAACCGAATGTTGGTTAACTCATTATTAGCACGTGGCATTGTTGAACTTGACCCCGATGGAACAAAAGGTTTGCAGTTCGATTTAGAAAACGTGGCAGTATTGCCCGATGGCACGATTAAGAAAACAGACCGTAACGATCCAACACAACAAGCCGATGCTTTAGATACTTTTCGATATGCATGTAATACATATTTAAAAAATTTTATATATTTGTAGCGAATTTTAAAACCAACCAAAAATGAAAATACAATTAACCGACACCAAAGTATATGATTCAGGCGCACCCGTTGAATCATGGCCGAGTGTAAAAACGTTGACGCCAAAGCAAAAAAAGCAAGCAAAACTTGCCAAATCAATTATCAAAACCGCTGAAAATATCGTAAAAGAATGTTCTCAGCAATAATCCCTACCCTTTGGAAATCGCACCGCACAGTTCAGTTAATTGCTGACCTTTGCGCATCTGAGTACGTTGGCGAAGTAATTATAATCAACAACAACTACCAACACACACCACAACTGCCACCATCTGTAAAGATAAAGCACATTGAACTACCCGTTAATATTTACGTTAATGCAGCGTGGAACATTGGCGCATTAATGGCACGTTATGAAGATTTATTGATTTGCAATGATGATATTAGTTTTAACCCATCATTCTTAGGCAACTTTGCTGATGGAAGCCTCAAACACATTGGCATTATTGGCATGGCATGGGAAAACTACCAACTGAAAGCAGATAATAACATCCACTTAAAAGCAATGCAAGCGCGCCCGTATGGATGGGGATGTTTGATGCTGATTAACATTGACAAATACGACCCAATACCAACCGAGTTACTGATTGCAAATGGTGATGATTGGTTAGCACAACACGCGACACCGTTTGTGTTACATGGCTTATCGGTACAATCCGAGATTAGCACAACTTCAAGACTGGAGGAGTTTGGAATGATTCAGTTGAGGGATAATGAAACGTTTGTAAAGAAGTATAAGAAATGAAAGCACTAAAATGGATTAAAAAACAAATTGGCACAATATGGTGTTTATTTGTACATGATTTTATATTTGATAAACATAAAATGCACAAGGCGTATGGACCACAAACGTGTGAAAAGTGCGGTAGGATTTGGGAACTTTAAATAATTTATAATAACATGGCACACCAAGAACAAAAAGACTGGTGCTTACTTGTTAAGCATGCGCACCCCGAACACTTTATTGGTGTTAAGGTACTTGATATCGGAAGCCTTGATATTAATGGCAACAATCGATACTTATTTGACAACTGCGATTATACTGGTATCGACATTGGACCAGGCCCTAACGTGGATATTGTTTGTAGTGGTCATTTATTCAAGTCCGATGAACAGTTCGATGTTGTTATCAGCACTGAATGTTTTGAGCATGATAAACACTATGCAGAAACGTTAAACAATGCTTACAACTTGTTGAAAGTTGGCGGTTTGTTGTTATTCAGTTGCGCAGCACCAGGACGCCCCGAACATGGAACAACACGAACAACGAAAGGTGATAGCCCGTTTACGAATGATTATTATAAGAATTTGAGTGAAGCGGATATTAGGGAAATATGGGCAGGTACAATTTCATTGCATATTGACAAACCTACCACCACTGGTATGGATGCATTATTCTCTCAATATAAATTCAAAACACGCACAGAGTTTCCACAAGATTTGTACTTTTACGGAATTAAAAAATAACATACAATGATAGACCTACTTAATTTACTAATCGCGTTCTTACTTTGGTATAAGAACTTAACAAAATAATAATGGCAATACTAAACTGCTTACCAACCTACACCCAAGATGTTAGCGGGTGTATTGAAGAACTTGTAATCAGCAACTCCACATTTGTTGGCGGCACTGATTACATTGTTAAAATGACTTATCCAAACGGATGGACTGTTAAACGCACAATTGAAGCGAGCGCGTACAATGGCGATTTAGTTGTAGCCAACTCAAACTTTTGGCACGTTGGAACGGGGCCTGTTGTTGTTGAGGTTTATTCATCAGATAGCAATTGCACACCGATTAACTTTACCGTTTGCGATTTGACATATTCATCAATCACAGTTAACTTTATAAACATTACGCAAGATGACAATACATACACAACTATTCCTTGCACTTGCCCTGAATAGCCTCGCATGTTTAGGGGTTCATTGTGTTACTCGTGAGGGGATGGTGTTCGAAAATGTACGAACACATCTACACACAATAACATGGCAATTCATACACTGGTTGTTAAAAGTAACAAACAGTAAAAAAAGCTATTATTTTCACGCACAAGAGATAACTGATTATTTATTTAAACCATTGTTCGATTGCCCGCCTTGCATGGCTTCGGTGTGGGGGTTCCTTGGTTGGTTTTACCTCACACCTGGCCTTGCACTTTTGCCTTATCTGTTAGTGCTTTGTGGTGTTAACGCTTTAGTAAGTAAATTATATTATTATGGAGATTGAAGATGCTCATAAATTGCTCATTAGTTTAGGTTGGACTTTCACCGGACAATCATGCGGATGTGGTGGAGGCGAAAAGAAACGAAGCTACAACAAGGACAATAATAAAATAGTAATTAAAATCAGATCAAAACAATATGAACTTAATAAAACGGGTTACAAGCCTCTTTCAGAACTCGCCACCTCAATATAAATCAGATTACCCGTTGCAGTTTGCTTTTAATTGTGGCGGGATTGATTACTTTGAGTTTGTAGATAAGAACAACTTGCCCTATGAGCGTGGATTGGAGGCATTGACGTTTTACCAAGAAATGCAAAACGGTGTGACCAACGATTACATTAAGAATTACAACACGGCTATGAGCAAGTTGTTAAGTGATCCTAAAAAGATTAATTTAAATGAGATTATCAAACTACAAGCCTATTTTGAGCAAAGGTGCAGTTATATCATTAGTAAAGAGATAGTTTATAAGGTTGCATCTGTGGCATTTGTGGATAAGAACGAGCCATTAACACGTTACGACTTTAAAGCAAACGAAAAGAAGATTAAGAACTGGAAAGATAACGCTGGCGATAGTTTTTTTTTGTCAATGCCAATAAAGAAATTAGTACCGTTTTTGCAGAAATCAGGCGACACTTCCCTGATGTATTTGAGCATAGTGGAAAAGGTCGAACAGATACAAGCGGATATAGCTTCATTACAGACGTTAGGGATGGAATTGCAAGCCGAGAAAGATTAAAAATAACGGTGTTAAAATATTTACCCGCGAATTATCAAATAAATTTATTAAATTTGTACGATTTCTTTTTCTTTGCTAATGAGGCAAAGAAGCCACAACCTAAACCGCCCAAATAGCATGGCAGTTGGAAAATGTAATAATAAAGTTTGTTGCCGACACATCAGGGCTTAAACCCGCGATTGACCAACTACAACTATTAGGCAAAATTAGTGAGGCCGATGCTGCCTCGTTTGCGAAAATTAACGATGAGCAAAAGGAATTTATCCAAAACCTTAATAAATCCACAACTGAATTCGGAAAACTAAACACTGAGGTCGAGGGATTGATGGCCGAAATACAAGCGGGTGTTATGGAGGGTTTTGCCGACCATTTAGCCGAGGTAACTGCCGAAACAAAGAAAGCGGGAACGGGATTTAAGTCAATGAAAGCTGAATTGCGTGAACTAAAAGCGCAAATATCGAGCGGATCACTTGGCGAAAAGGAAATGAAAGAGGCCACAAAACGGGCCGCTGAATTACAAGATGCAATTGGAGATGTTAACGATAAAGTAAAAGCACTTGCAAGCGATACCAAGCGAATTGATGCCGTTGTAACTGCATTTCGTGGTGTAGCTGCAGCCGCTTCAGTTGCCGCAGGTGCCGCTACTTTGTTTGGAAATGAGAATGAGAAACTAACTAAAACATTAGCACAAGCCCAAGGCGCGATGGCATTACTTCAAGGCGTTCAGGAATTGGCGAATATTGCAACAACTGAGGGGGCGTTGAGGACATTTGTTTTAGATGGCGCTCAGAAAGCAGCAGCGATAAGTTCAAGGGCATTGGGTGTGACGATAACAGCCTCAATGGCTATGGCAACAGCGGGCATTAGCTTGTTGGTTGCTGGGTTGGTTTACTTTATATCTACAATGGATGATGTAGATGAGGAACATAGTAAAGTAACTGCCAATATAAAAGATAGAAATAAAAATCTAGGGGATTCTGCCTTATCCGTTATTGAAGATAGAATAAAAAGAAAAAGAAATTCACTTGAAAAAGAACTTGAATTAGAGGCTTATTATGATAGTGAATCAAGGGCAAAAATAAGAGATAGTTTTAGAAAGCAAGAAATAGATCAAACTACTTTTGATTTACAATTGTTAAATCAGCAAGAGCAACATTTGTTTAATATTCAACAGATAAAAGATAAATATGCTAAAGAAGCTATTGAAAAAAAGAAAGCAAGTGATGCGGAATTATTAAAGGTGGAGCAGGCAAATATTAGGGAGCAAATAGCGGGATGGCAATTAATGATAAATGCTACCACAAGCGTTGATGAAAAAATAAAGTACCATCAAAAGATTACTCAATTATTGCAAGACCAATTAAGGACAAACAAAGCGTTAGGCGACAATGAATTAATACTCGAGATTGACAAATTAAATGATTTGCAGCGTGTTTATGAAGAATCATTTAACAAGCGTAACGAGGCAGATTTGGAATCATTTAAAGAAACACAAGAAGCAAAGTTAGAAGTAACATTAGATTGGTGGGAAAAATATTTTGAGATTGAAGATAAATTCAATGAAGAAGTAGCTAAAAAACGAAAGGTAGACTCCGAAATGTGGACCGCCTTTGCCATCGACCAAGCCCGCGTGGTTTCAGATACTATTTTCACTATCAATCAAAACAGACGCAATGCTGAAAACGCAAACTTATTAAACGCACTTGATACACAACGCGAGGCAGAGTTAAGCAATGCAAGTTTAACCGATGCTCAAAGATTACAGATTGAGAAACGCTACCAAGAACAAGAACGTAGATTAAAACAACAAGCATTTGAAGCGGATAGAGCCGCAGCGATTGCACAAGCAATAATTAACGGAGCTTTAGCAGTTTCTAAAGCATGGGCAACCGTTCCACCACCTGCAAATGTACCCGCAGCGATTGCCGCAGGGGTTGCAACTGCCGCACAAATAGCAGTGATACAGTCAACGCCTATTCCGCAGTTTGCCGATGGAACGGAGTTTTTAGTTGGTCAAGGTACGGGGCGCAGTGATTCAAACCTTGCATGGTTATCGCATGGCGAGCGTGTTGTCCCTGCGGGTGTGAATTCAGATTACTTTCCTGCGTTAAGTGCAATCCAAAACAGAGATGTCGAACCCACATTCGCAAACAATATCTTAACAGCACTTGCTAACGGAACATTCGATTTAGCAGCACAGTTTCAAGGGAAGCAACAAAGCAATGAATCAGGTATTGATTACGTTAAATTAGATAGGATAATGGCCAAAAATAAAGCACATTTAAGTTTACAATTAGATGAAAGCGGGTTTAAAAAGTTCCTCACTAAACAAAACAACATTACAGAATTCAGAAACACCAAACTAAGACTTAAAAACTAATGGAGTGGCAATGGACTTTTATTGAAGCAGATACCACCACAACGGTAGTTGATGAACCAGTTGGATGGGATGGCGTTTCGTTTTCACTTAACCGCGATATGGTCAATCATGGTATATTTTCAACAGTTGACACGGGTAGTTTTCAATGGGTTGATAGCGCGTTTACAATGCTATTGAATGAATATACCACCAATGGCGCTAACGGTCAAATGGAATTACTTATTGAGTACAAATGCGAGGGCGAATCCACCTACACCGAATATTTCAGAGGCGCATTTGATTTTAACACCTTTGAGCGCATTTGTGATGATTTCTGCTACATTAAATGCACTATCACTGCCGCGAAATGTACTGATATATTTATGTCACGTATGGGCCAAGATGTCGATGTTGAAGCGACCACTAACTTTGATGGCGATGCGATAACTCCGATGTCATTTACACCCGTTATTTTGGAGGGTCAGGATATATTACTACAAAACCAAGCATACAACACCGATGGCAGCGTATTTAATATAAGCGGTAGTTACCCAACAACGGGGCAAAAAGTGTTTTACATTCCCGTTTATTTACCTAACAATCCATTGACAGAGTATGGAGATTTTAACATTAACAATGTCACTCAATTTATAGTAGAAAACTCATCTTTTGGAAGCGTTTTACCACCAACAGATATGGCAGATTGGTTGGCTAATGGTTCAAACTTAGTCAATTGGGCGCGAACTTCAGACCCATTAAATTGCATTGACAACGATGCTGTAATAGCATGGAGAAGCAAAGGCGGCTATGAGATTAATACCAACTTTAACGGAAGCGTTACAGTAACATTGGTTATGTCAAAGTATGACGAAAATACCAACACATACGCGGTTATTTCATCAAATCCAACGGGAGGCGGCTCAATGACTGTTACAAGTGGCGTTCCGATTATAGAAACATTTGATATAACATTTGTTCCAACGACACCCGCTTATGAAGAAGCGCAATATTTACTTTACTTTTGGGCGGTTGTATTTCAAGTTAATACGGGTTCACCAAGTAATTTTACGTTTGATTTAACATACGATGCAGGCGATGCTAACAACTACTATACGATGGTACTTGATAGCGCATGCGACCCCACAACAACAAACGGAGTATTTCTTCCAAACCTTTTAGAGTTTCTTCCAACGGCTTACTTAGATTCAGAATGCCCCGAAGTGCTGATTGAGGAAGATTTAAGAGATTGCCTGGAGAATTATCAAATAACCAAAGGCTCATTTATACGCAATGTTATTGAACCATCGGTGCCTAAATTATTTACAAACTTTGAATACATGATTGAGCAAACCCGCAAACTATTTAATATTGGATGGGGCTTTGACAACAACGAAACTGTTTTAAAGATTGGCAATATTGCAGACTTTTATAAATCAAACGTAGTTGTTGATGTTGGATTAGTTGACAAAGCTACATTCACAACCGCAAAGGATTTGATTTACGGAACGATAACAGTCGGATATAATAAATGGGAGGCTGAAGAATATAACGGCCTTGATGAAACCAACACTCAAAGGCAATACCGCAGAAATATCGATTCAAATCCTACTGAACTTGATTTGATGGCCGATATTATAAGTGCTGGATACACAATCGAAATAACACGCAGAAAATCACAAGCGAAAACGGGAACAAGCGATTGGCGTTATGATGATGACTTGTTTATCATTAACACATTTGTTGATGAGGGTAGTGTTTATGCTTACCGTGGTGCAAGTGATACGGCAAACCTATATTCACCAACTACAAGAATGAATTTAAGGCTAACACCATTAAGAACATTAATGCGTTGGTTTAAATCTATTGCGGCGCCAACACCAACAATTGCAAACGAAGCTTTAAAGTTTACAAGCGGAACGGGTAACTATATTGCAGAGTCACGTTTTGCCGACCAATGTTTTATAGAAACGGGAGTAGTAACCGAAAATCAAACAGTAATTAGCACCGATGTTGTAAATCCAACACCAATATGGCAAGCTATTTATGCAACATTCAATGCACCGTTAACGATGTCACAATTTGAGTTAATCAAAGCCGATGTTTATGGTGCTATTCGTTTTCGTTGCTTCAGTGATGCTTATCTAGGAAACATTGTTGAAATGAGTCACGATCCAAATGTGGGATTAGCAGAGTTTAAACTTTTAATTAGAAGATAATGAGTAAAACAATAATAAACGCGGATAACAGCTTTGTGACATTTTACAACTTGGTTAATGACCAGGGCGCTGAGTATTTTATTACCGACACCGCTTGCGGAATTCAAAAAGACTTTTGCTATCCTATTTATGATGAAAAGGATTTAGCGTTTCAGGTTTCAGTGGCATCGGATGAGGTTTTAGATAGCAGCAACATAATCGTTAATAAGGTTATTGATGGCACGGGCGTTCAGGTATTTGACTTTGTTTTAGATGTTGAAGTGACGGGAACTTATGGAGGCTCAACGCCGATTTATAATATTTACATATCGTTTTTTGGTAGTGATTTAACCAATGCCATGAGCGATGGAGATTGCTTCCAGTTATCATTAGTACTTGGAACAATTGAGGTAAGTTTATTATACATGGTATCAAATCAATGCTTTAAAAAGATTAGCGATAAATGCTTAACATCACAGTTGAGGTATATTAATTCAGAAAACGCATTTGGTTTTGATTATCGCAGTTATGGCACGTTTCCAAATATTGGATTTACACAAAATATTATTCGTTTGCCGATTTATTTTAAGGAGCCAATTGTGAGCAGTGATAAGAATGTTTATGTTCGTTCAGATGGAAGCCGCAAACTATTGTCGGCACGTTTGGCAAAGAAATACAAAGGCATCATTGATTCAGTTGGCGAGGATGTACATCAAAAGCTAGTTGTTGCACTTAACCATGATGATATTCGATTTGTTCCTGAAGAATACCCAAACACAACGGGCATGAAAGTAACATTTGAAGATGAATACAACAACGAATTTCCAACAATTATGCAAAATGTGAATGTTTGGCCCGCTGATTTTACTATATTTGTCACACCATTTAATAACTTTAATTCTAATTGTGGATGACGATAAAAACTAAGTTCAATATAGGACAAGTTGTATATTTGCGTACTGATATAGAACAAGAGGCGCGAATTATAACGGGTGTAATAGTTCGTTATAGTGGAGTTCTTTATTACTTAACATGTGGCACTAACGAAACAGTCCATTACGATTTTGAATTTAGTTTGACTAAAAATACATTGATTACATTGAATATTGAATCCAACCTAAAAGAACATGAATAACATAGGAATTCTCTTAATAGCAATAGGTCATAAAAACTACGGTTGCATGGCTGCAAACCTTGCCATGTCAATACGTGCTAACGGGTGCGAGTTGCCAATAACATTGGTTACTCAACTTGAAACGATTACAAGGTTAGATGACGATTACCGTAAATTGTTTACAGAAATAAAAGAAATACCATCTAATTGCTATACTTTAGGCGACAATTCACAGTGTTTTATTAAGGCAAAGGCTCACATGGATGAGTTAACACCTTATGACTACACATTGTTTATTGATGCCGATGTGATTATGATTAACAACGGTAAAATTAACGAGGTTATAAACGAACTAAAGGGCGTTGATTTTGCTATCAAAAACAGTGGGTTTACACCTTATGACTCAGATAAAATAACACCTGATAGCAAGCAATGGGCTAATTTATTGGAGGTCAAAGAGGCTTTTAAATTTACTAATGAGCGCATTTGGAATGTTCACAGCGAGTTTATTTGGTGGAAAAAAGGCCATCCATTATTTGCTAAGTGGGTAGAAAACTTTGAAAATATACGTGTAAAAAACATTGAGTTTGCGGGGTGTATTCCAGATGAATTGCCTTTATGGATTTCAATGTGTCAACTTGGGACCAACTGCCATGCTGAAAACTTCCACCCTACATTTTGGCCGATGGACTCGACCAAAACAATGCGATTAAAAGATTTAAAAGATGATTATTGTGGTGTTTCAATTGGAGGCAACAGAATAAGCGAAGTACAACTAACAACCTATAATAACCTTGTGCAGATTTATACCATGCGTATGAATTTGCGATATAAGTTTTTACAACAGCCTAAGAAACGATGGGCTCCAGAAAGACACACGTATTAAATGAAATCAGAAAACAAAATAATTCAGTTCAATGCTGATGACATCTTTGAAATCGCACAACACCCGCATTTAGAAGATGAAGAATATAGAAACTTTAAATACTATTCCGATTCAGAATATCCGTATGAATTAATTGATAGGCAGCGACCAAATGAACACGAAATCGTTAAAAAATACCGTAAAGAAACTTATCAAGCGGTGTTTTCTGAGGTGTTTGATAGGGTATTGAATGCATTAAATAAGATACAACGTGCAGATGGTTTTTATTTGAAATATCCACCAAACACATTCCCGACAATAGCAAAGGACGAAGATTTAGAAAGTTATTTAACATATCATTTTACTGCATCGAAGTCATTAATGAATTGGGCTTTTCAAGTTGGATTAAAGCAATATATCATTGATGCTAATGCGGTTTGTATAGTATGGAGTGAAGCGGCATCGTTACCAACTGAATATCGTAAGCCATTGCCTTACATTATTAATACTGATAAAATTATTTACCATTACGAGGGACATTCAATTGTTTATCGTGAAGAAAAGAATGAGCATGTACTTTATTCAATTGATAAATTTAGTTGGTCAAAGTGGAAGCGCAAAAAGAACGGCAAAGGTTATGACCTTGTTGAAGAAACATTACACGATTTAGGTATATTTCCAGGCTTTACATTAGGAGGTATTGTAGAAGAAGAAGAAGAACTTGGGCGCGAATACGAAAGCCGATTTAAAGCAATGTTGCCTTGGTTAAATGTGGCAACAATTGAATTTAGCGATTTACGTGCTGAGATTACTCAACACATTCATTCAACTGTTTGGATTTGGCAGGATGAACAATGTCCATCATGTAATGGGCAAGGTTATTTAATTAAGGATAACGAAAAAGTACCATGTACTAATACGCGATGCAAAGGTGGTCAGATACCTACAAGTCCTTATGAAACATTAAGAGTTAGACCTACTAAAACATCTTTAGGAGAGCAAGCACCGCCAAGCCCACCAATGGGCTACATTCAGAAGCAAACTGAAATAGCTGAGTTACAGGATAGGCGCATCAATGAAATGAGATACCGTTCATTGGCTTCAGTCAACATGCAGTTCTTAGAAGTTGCCCCAATTGCTCAAAGTGGTGTTGCAAAGTCTTATGATCGTGACGAAACGAATAACACTTTCTACGGTGTTGCAACCGACATGGCTCAAATCATGGAGAAAATCGCGTATTTATGCGCAAAGTGGCGATATAATACTTTATATCCAAACGATGCCGATATTCGCGCAATGGTACCTGTGTGTATAGTGCCGAACACGTTTGATATTTTAGGGTCACAAATGATTGTAGAAGAAATAAAAACCGCAAAAGACAGCACATTAAATGATGCAGTATTGAGTGAAATGGAATTGGAATATATTAAAAAGCGATTTCCGAATGACGTTGTGATGCAAAACAAAATGAAAGATGCGTTTAGTTTAGATTCGGCAAGCGGCAAAACGGACGAACAAAAGGGTTATTTAGTGGCTAATAAAATGATGTCAAAGCAAGATGCAATCACAAGCACTTACATATTTGATTTCATTGATAGGGCTTATAGTGAGAATGAGAATTTCCATAATTTAACTAAGGTGCAGAAGCAAGCAATATTGGCGAAGTATGCGGATGAAAAGTTAAAGGATATAACCACTAAAGATGTATTGTATAATAAAATTACTGGCGTTGCAGATGTTGCAGCAGTAGGGGGGGGGTAAAACCGCAGCCGATTTAAAGTACACAGTTGGAGGTTTAACGGGTATTATTGAAATAGTGAAAGCGGTAAGTAGTGGAGTTTACGATTTAGAAGCAGCAACAAATATGGTTATGGATAGATTTGGATTAACGTATGAGCAAGCAAAAGCGCAATTAGGAACACCACAAATAATTAACTCAGCAGAAGAATTGAATAAGGTTACTAAATTAACTTAATGGCCCAAGCGAATAAGGAAATACAAGCTACATTAAAAGCCATTGATGATGGTTTGATTACTTGGAACGAGGCAATGCCAAAGATTCAAGAGCAGATTTATCGTAGGCTATTGATATTCCAAAAGGAGTTAATTATTCAGGGCGATACCATCACGAATTCGGTTAAGAATATCAAACTGTTATCAGATTTAAAAGCAGATTTAGAAAGAATTATTCTTGATGATTCGGATTATGGCGAAAGTGTTGTGAAGTTTGCAAAGCTATACGATAAGGTTAATGAATTAAACTATGCTTACTTCAAAGCATTAGAAAAGAAATTTAAACCGCCCGCAGTTATGGAAGCAGTTAAGAAGCAATCAATATCAATTGTTTTGGATTCGTTAACAGAGGCGGGCATGAACACCAACTTAATTACACCCGTACGCGAAATGATTAATACATATGTAACAACGGGTGGCAGTTATTCTCAATTGAGTAAAGAGTTAAACAACTATATTAACGGTTATAGTTCGCCAGCTGGACAGATTGATGGCGCTTTAGTAAAATATACTAAATTAGTTACAACCGATGCTATTCATCAATACACCGCAACCGTTAACCAAGTTGTGAGTGCTGATTTAGGCTGGGAGTGGTTTCGTTACGTAGGGAGTAACTTAAAAACAACACGTACATTCTGCAAGGCATTAACACAAAAGCAATATTACCACCGTTCAGAATTACCGCAAATAATAAAGGGTAATTTCACAGAGTTTAAAGAAATGAAAGGTAAAATATACGATAAGACTGGATTGCCACAAGGAATGATTGATGACACGAATGTTTCAAATTTTCAAACATATCGCGGTGGATATAATTGTGGGCATCAAAGTTATCCGATACCGACATATCTTGTTCCTAAAAATATTATTAGTACATTTGGCGCAAATTAAAACTAACCGAAAATGACTGACGAAGAATTATTTGAATTAAGAAGAGAAAAAATTAATAACTTTAAAAAACAGTTAAAGGAATTAGTCAATAAGCATAATTTTGGCAAACTTGAAAGCCTTAATTATGACAATCAAGAAGAATATAGCAGTTCAGATTATCACTTTGTAGTTGATAATGAAACTTGGTATTTTGAAACGATTGCAGAAATACTAAAAGAAGCATTAGGAGAATTTTAAAACAACCAATTACAACCAATTAAAACCCAATAAAAACATGGAAAATCAAAACGAAACACCAAAAGAACAAACATTTAAAGCATTGCGCATCACACAGCCTGATGGCAGTACTAAAACCGTTCCCGCAAATCGCGAAAACAAAAAACACTTTGCTGAGTATGGCACATGGCTAACAAAAGCAAAGCAAGAAAAGTACAAAGTTGAAGAAGTTGAGTTGACACTTGATGAGGCTGTAACGGAGGGCATAAGCCAAGCAATTGAAATTAAGTTCCCTCCGAAAAGAGCAAAAGCAGCTGCGGCTGCCAACACCGAAATGATGGCACAATTGTTACAACAAAATGCTGAGATGGCTCAACAAAATCAACAAATGATGAATATCATTTTGCAAGGAATGGCTGCTAAAGAAGAAAACCCTAAAACTAAGAAATAATGGCAAAAACAACTAGACCACGCCCCAAAGGATGCTGCGGAGGCTCACGTTAATTAATTAATTACTAACCAAAAACATAAACAACATGGCTATATTAGCTGACACAATTAAAAAATTACTTACTAAGGCAGGATTTGACACCGAAAGCGAATCATATCGCAAACTAATTGGATTAAAAGAATTAGTAGTTGACATTCCCGATGATGTTGATAGCTCGTTAACTTCATTGATGGGATTAACTGAGGCTAAAAACAACATTGATATTAAGAAACATTATAAGGCTGAGGTTTTAGATCCGTTTAATAATAAGTTACCGATTTGGCTAAAAGAACTTGGCGCTGATGATGATATGATTAAGGCAATAATCGAAGACCCAAATACTTATAATAAAGTAGAAAACGGGCTTAGAAAAATCGCTGAGTTAAAATCAAAAGCAGCAGAAAGCGGAAGCAAAGGCGACAAGGCAGAACTTGAAAAGAAAGTGAACGAATTGAGTGCGCAACTAAGCAAAGTAGTTTCAGACAAGGATAAAGAAAAAGAAGATTCGATTGCAGCGATTACTAATAAATACGAAACTGATATTTTAAACCAAGAAAGACGTTCAATTGTTTCAACAAAACAACTCCCTGGTTTATTTGATGTAAAGGCAGAAATTGACATCGCCAACGGCTTTGTAGATAAAAAACTTGCTGAAATTGGTGCGGTTTTAAAAAGAGTTGACGGAAAAATAAAAATTCTTAATAAAGATGATGAAAAAATACCTATCTTTGTAAACGGAAATGAACTCGACATTTCCACTCTCACAGACATGGCCTTGGCCGACAACAAGTTTTTAAAAGTATCTGGTGATGGAGGAGGAAATCCACCAACACCGAAACCAGGAGCGCAAGCCCCGAAATTAAATTCAGCCGCAAGCACAGCATTAAGCGGAATAGACGATGCTTTAAAAGCAGTTGGCGGCTAATAAAAACTAAATAAAATGGCTTTAGGATATTGCCCCGCGTTGCTTATGCACATGAAATATGTGATTGGCACAAACGCACCAGAACACAAAATTACACCATCTGGATTTTTAGCAGCAGCACTTGCAAAAGGTGTGCAGGCTAAACCAATTGGTGACCCATTCGAGTTAGCAAACTCAAGAGGTCATATTAAAGACCTAAGATTAAAGTACTACAAACGTACTACGCCCGAAGAAATGGAAACAGCCGATAACTGCGACATTAACGGGATTCCTGCTTACACTGAAATGACTATCGACACAACTTCGGTTGTTAAATACGCATTTCATATTGATGATTACACTATCGCTCGTTACTGTGATGAGGCTTCTGCTTCTGTTGCCCGTGGTGGTGTTCCTACCGATTTCATGCAAGAACATCTTGCTGCTTTAATGGCTTCAATGCCTGGCTTTATTGCAAAGATTGACCAAGTGTTATTATCTTCAGTTACATGGGGTATTAATCAATCAACTGGTGCAAATACTGCTACCTCAATCAACTTTAATGATGATTCAACCGTTAACTTGTTTAGCGAAGGATTCACCAAGTTGTTATCTCAGTATGCTGAGAACGAGGGCATGGAAACACCAATTATCGTTGGAAATGGTTTAATCAACAGCGCAATGTTGCAAGCAGGTATTCCTGAAATGACACGTTATGCACAATTGAATAACAGCGCAGCAGCTAATCAATTTGATTACTTCTACGACTTAAACTCAGTTGGATCGTGGGGTGCTAATCAATTTGGTATGTTTATGCCTGGAACTTTCGGCCTTGTTCAATTGGATGAGTACGTAGGATTTAGAGCAGGTCAAAAAGGAACATCAACATTCTTTAATACTGCTATTCCATTTGCAATGGCAGGTTCGCCTGAATTAGGAATGATGAATGTTGACTTCCAATTTAAGTACATCGATTGCCCAGTTGATACAACTGTACAGTATGAAGATGTTACATTGGGCAGAGGTTGGAACTTGATTTTCAAGAAAAACTTTGCTTTATGGCAACA